CAATATAGTCCATCTGGATCATGCAATTTCAGTCGTCTAGACAATGCAAAAATGATAATTCGTGGTGCTGATGTTGGAGTTACAAGATTAGGTGATCCTATATACGTATATGCAGTCAACTATAACGTCCTGAGAATCAAAGATGGTTTAGGAGGACTTTTATTCGGAAATTAATTTACTACGAAGGACAACTTCGCGGTAAAACAATCAATTACGCCCTGATGGCGTCGGAAACAGCTAAGGCGACAACTCCGACAATAAAAGCTATCACGATGTAGTTTAATTCGCTTTCTTCAAGACCAGTCTTCTTGACAGTCTTTTTAGTCACAACCGGTTCAGGTTGTTTCTTTGGAGGATCCAATTCCTCCAAAGGATAGTACGCTATCATTTATATAGTACTTAGAGATTAATTTCCTTCTTCGTCTTCTTCTGCCTGGTGCGTTTGGTTTTCGCAGCCGACACCTTAACTTCCTTGACTTCACCACCAGTCGAATCGCCCGAAATCGAAATAATATCAGAAATGTCTTCATCTTCGTCATCATTTACAGGTGAAATCGCGGAAGTGTTCACAGGGGGAGCCGGTGGCATCATGATGCCACCCATAAGGCTCGAGATGTCAATGCCGGGACCCTGCATCTCGTAGTTACCCGTTCCACCGACAGGAGCCTCGGTCGCAGGACCATCAGTCTTACGAGTCGTGTTCTGAACCGCAGACATCATATTCTTCACGAGATCGGGGTTTTGTTTGATAACATCATTCATGTTAGGCATGACCGACTTGAACATACTATTCGTCAAGTGGAACATCATCGCCGAGCCACCGAGCATCATAATCAGTTTCACTTCTGGGGCAACCGAAATCTTCGAACGATACTTAACATAAAGTTCTTCAAAGACACCATCATAGTCGTCAACATTTTCCATCACCGACTCACTCCAACCCTCTAACTGAATCTCAAAAGGATTGTATCGCTTGTTTAAAAACTCCAGGCCAGTCACACACGCCACAAGCATTCGTCTCGAAAATCGAATCGACTGTTCAACGTCAATGCTGTACGTTATCCGTTTCACCTCTGTTCGGAGTTCATCAACGTTTGAGTATGCATTGAGACGCTTGTTCACGGCGAATCCCTTTTTCTCGAGACGCCCAAGCTTGTTAATTAAGTCCGCCTTTTCTTCATCAACCGAAGAGTACCCTTTGGATGGTTGCTCTTCCTGATCACCAGGTCCATACTCTTCACCGTCATCAAAAAAATTTGCATCATCTCCTTCGCCGTAATCAATCTCTTCGTCAGGGGCAGATACATTTTGGGTCGCCTGTTTATTGGGGTTTACAAAAGCATCCATCGCCTCCTGATGTTCCGACCCCTGTGGGCGAGAAGAAGCTGGCTTAAACGTTGGTCGAGGAACACGCTGAGGTGCGGGTGCAGAGATTTCAATTTCATCCATGATAGCCTGTTCGTCGGCATCCAATTTCATAACACTAGGCTGTCCTCGATCGAGTACGATCTCTTCGTCCATCTACTCTTTATACAGAAACTAAAAAAATTACCTTTAACGCAGTTTAAAAAAATATTTGTTCATTATAAATGTTTACTCTCAATCGTGTCAATCGTAACGCTCTTACCATGATTGTGATTCTTCTTCTGATTATTTCAGCCCTCGCCGCTTTCAAGTCGGGTTCTATCAGCAAGTATCAACCCAAGCCTATCACGACTAAAACCCTGAGTGATCAGTCCATTTTCGATCTCCCTGTCAAAGTTGACTGTGTCGCCGGATCCGGTAAGAAGGACAGTCCCTACTCGAAGGGGTTGACTCCAGGAGGTGTATGTGGTGCCCAAAAGCTCGTCTCGGAACAAGCCGGTTACGACATCACGGGTGGAATCGGTGGATCTTTAATCTAAGCTAATGATATATGGCGCTTATTACCAGTACCACTGACGTTATCCCCGATCTCAAGTATGAGTATCACACCGTCACAATTGATACAATTGGACAACCGAGTGCAAACGCGTTCACGTGTTATCTTCAGCAACCCCTGAAAAATGTCGTACAGGCTAGATTACTCGCCACGAACATCAATACGAACGCCACAACGAACCATTGTTATATATCTATCGAAGAGTTAGATAGTATTTTCACAGATCGTGCGTCGAATGAACCAAATGGACAAGCTACCACGAGTATTGTCCGTAACTCGTTTGCGAGTTTGGTCACCAGTGACAATACAGGTATCGTCAGTTTTAAGGATAATTACCCAGTCGTGACACAATACATAAACCCCATTCGCAGTATCGATCGATTTACTGTGAACATTCGTAACGAAAACGGCGCTCTCATCACCCCTTCCAACCCAGTCAAAAATAATTTTATCGTCATCCGTTTCGTGTGTCGAAAACCCAATTTGTAATTTTCTCCCGTTAGAGTAGTATACCATGTCTGCCGGTGTTGTGCAATTGATCGCCATCGGTGCTCAGGATGAATATATCGTGGGTAATCCCGAAATATCATTCTTTAGCTCAACATTCAAAAGACATGCTAATTTTTCACAGTCCATCGAAAAACAAACCATTTATGGAGCGGTGAAAAACAATTCAATGTCCAGCGTTCAATTTGAACGATCTGGAGATCTTCTAGGTTATGTCTATTTCACATTAGATGATGTCACACAAGCTCTCGATGTTCAACGTTGGGACACCATCATCGATAAAGTGGAACTCTACATTGGTGGTTCCCTAGTGGATACCCAAGATACGATTTTTACTGAAAAAATCGCCATCGATACATTCGCTCAGAATGTGTCTAAAAGTGCGTTAGGTACACACCCAGGTATATCTTCGCGTTCCTTCTTCTACCCCCTTCGCTTTTTCTTTTGTGAAGGACCACAATGTGCTTTACCTCTTGTAGCCCTAAACTATCACAATGTCGAAATCAGGATTCATTGGGCTACAGAGGCATCAAATTATAATGTAGAATGCTTCGCAAACTATTATTATCTTGATAATGAAGAACGAGGTAATATTGCATCCCGTAAACATGATTTGTTAATTACTCAAGTCCAAAAAAATATTCCATCTGGTACAATGGTTCAAGATTTGACATTTAATCACCCCGTCAAATACATAGCGTCTTCGGATACAACAACAGATGGTGCTCTCACATCACCTACGAACAAAGTTAAATTAAACATTAATGGTCTAGATGTGAGTAATTATAGATGGGGTAAACCACATTATATAGACGTTATGAATTACTATCATACAAACTTTGTAACGTCCCCAGATTTCTTTTTGTACTGTTTCTGTCTCTCAACAAGTTCCCTCCAACCAACGGGGACGCTAAATTTTAGTCGTCTCAATTCGGCTAAAATTATGAGTGAACACATGACAATAGAACACCCTATATATGCAGTTAATTATAACATACTACGCATAGAGAACGGAATGGCAGGTCTTCTTTACGCAAATTAAAATACCAGACTATATTAAATGGTCAAGAATTTGCCAACAGTGGAGAGATCCACGAAAATCAGATTTGGTAAAAATGCTTTGGAGAATCAGGCAGAAAATACCATTGTTTTTAATGCGAGTAATAATGAATTACAAGCTACCCGACCCGGTGCAGTGTATTTGAGTCCTATTCGTTTTAGAGAAGATTTTTCCGACCCTCAAATCGTACTTCTAATGTACGACAAAACAACTGGAGAAATAACCGAATCTGGGTCATCGGCGTCTACAGCCGTAGAACCACCTCTACAATCAGTAACTGGTTTTGGTAATACGACACCTTATACACTCGAATTTAATAATCCTTCAACGTCCTTTTTTGCACTCTCAAATGCAGAATTTTCAAATACCATATCAATTGGATCACTCACTCAAGATTATATTCCATTTGTTGGGTCGAATAAGATGCTAGAAGATTCTAAAATTAGACTTGATAATGGATCTACCGTCATCAACTCAAACCTTGAAGTTGTGGGGGATATAACATTTAGTGGTAATTCGTATGTTATAGATTCACAAAGTTTAAACATCAAAGATAAAATTGTAGGTATTTCCAACAATAATCCAAGTAATAATTATGACGGGGGTTTGATAATTGAAAATGTAGGACATAATGTGGGACTCATTCATCATGGAGATGAAGATAGATTTTCAATGGGATACACACAAAATGTAGCAAGTGATAATCATATTTTGCATGACAGTAATGTATTCTTACTCGATGTTCTTGGAAATCTACAAGTTCAAAATAATATTACCGTAACTGAAACGGGTACATTTGACCATCTTGTAGCAGATTCTATAACAATAAAAACGGATTCATTTCATGTAGATTCTTCAACATCCAATGTTGGTATAGGGACTAATACACCCGCATTTAATCTAGATGTACATGGTTCTTCGAACGTTGGAACATTCACGGCTTTATCCGGTACATTCGACGGTCCAGTTTCAGGAACGAGTTACACAGGTGGTGCAATTTCTGGAACCACTGGTACTTTCACGGGTGATGTTACTGGAACGAGTTAC